GGTGCAGTCATTGCACCTGACAACGCTCCGAGTCCCGCTGATAATAAATTAATATCACCTTCGTTACCTTCTTGTGCGAGTTGTCCAAAAATATTCATACCACCTGACATTAAAGCTCTTTGAGCCATACCAGATCCCATTATACCCGGACCTAACATCATAGGAGCAAACGCAGCAAGATATGGTAATGCTGGTTTTAATTCATTTGGTATTACTTTATCTAATACCTTCGATACTGGTTTGAATATTTTTCTTAAAAATCCCATATTTTCTCTTTATATTATATAATGACAGCAAGTTTGCCAAACTTGTAAAAGGCGAATGTATCACAATTTACAAGGTTTTTAAACATCCGTCAATCGCTGATATTTAAAGCAGCGCCTATATTTATCTCTTCCACAGTTACATTTACATCTCTTCGTATATGTTCTGCTTTTGTAGGTGTACTTGCATTTTGTACATCTGCTAAAGCCTCTGCATCTGACATGTATTCTTGACCTGTTTCTGTGTTAGTTAATGTTACTTCTGTTTTAGGTGTAATTACTGGTACCCTTTGACCATTAATCATTTCATACCTAACAGAAGCTTCTGTTTCTATAAACGGCATTATCTGTCCTCCCTGTTTATTTCTAATATTGATGCAATAACATCTACTGCACCGCTAGTTGCTTGTACTTTTAATATTTCACTTTCTTGCATAATTAAAGGTTCTGTTAATACTTGTTCTTTTTCATTAGCACTTAAACTAACATTATTGTCTATTACAAATACGGTTCCCGCTGCGTTGGTTAATGTTGCTTTTACCACTGCTGCGCTTCCTGCATCTTCTACTATTAAAAGAGATTTAACAATAGCACGTGAATTACTTGGTACCGTATATAAAGTTGTAACGTCTGTATTAGTTAAACTTACTTTATCATTTTTGTATATATTTGCCATTATCCTAATCCCAACCAGGTAAATCGTTCTTGGTCTTCTTTTTGTTGTGTTAAATATGTAGAGTTTAATTGTTCAATAATATTAGTTAATGCTTTGTTAATTTGTCTTTGATTATCCTCACTATATTCTTTTTTAGGTTCCGGTAATCTTACTACTACTTTTGTCATTATCCTCTCCTTCCATCTGGTTGTAAATCTACTTGGAATGTACCAAATCTCCAAGACTCACCCACACCAGTATTTTCTATTTTTATATTTGCATATCTACCTCTTGCCCTAGTGTCAACTTTTAAAGTTGATGAATCAATTGTAAAAGGACTCAATGAAGTTTCAATATCATCTTGAGAAGGATAATCTTTTATAGATAGGGTAACTTTATTATTACCAGTTAAAACTTTAAAGTTAGGTAAAAATCTTCTCATTGCTAAAAATACTTCTGCTTGATTTGGTTGTAGGGAAAAACTAAATGATTGTATAAAAGAAGTTAAAGCAGTTACACTACCATCAGGGTTAACCTGATCGGTCCCCGTTTCGTGTTCAAAAAATACACTTTGACCTAATCCATCTTGACCAATAACTTCAGGAAAGGTCCCATCATTAGAACTATTGTATGCAGTAGCATATGGTCTTGGATATACTAATGAATCAACCCAAGTAGTTCTAATAGAATTAGTGTTAACACCAGTGTACCAATTACCCATAGGTAGCTGCGCATTGTTTTGACCATAATTATAAACTACATATCTATTGTTAAAATCAGATCCACTTGTTGGATACCACCAAGTTACTTCTGTAAATAGATTGTTAATACCTGCACAAACTTGTTGTCCTTTTGTTGTGTCAATATCATCATAAATATAATCTTCAACTGAACAAGGTAACGTATTAACAGTACCGTCAAAAGAGAAGAAACCATTGTTACCCATCCAATAAGCAACACCGTCAATTTCAATTGCTGCGTTTTTACCAATTAATCCACAGTTAGTACCAACTTGTTCAAATCCAAAAGTAAAAGGCGCACCTACAAATTTCATTGTGTATAGTGCATTGTCGGTCCATACTAGAATATTTTCTTTTGCAACTAGCGCTCCCATAATTTTTGTACCGTCTTGTATTCTTTGTGTACCAGCAGTATTAGTTGCTTGAGGCGTGTAAGAATTAATATTTTCATCTTCAGAGAATCTTATAAACATATCATCTTGAGTAGATGCTGTTCCAATTGTAGTTTCGGTTCCTAAATGAATTAAGTGACGTGTTGTTGGTGAAATTAAAGTTACTCTTGTAGCTGTTGGATTATTTGTTGTAGAAAACCCTGATGTTGTTGTAGATGCTCTTGTCGTTAGTCTTGCTGTAATATCAGAATTCCATGTAAAAGTTTTACCGTTTGCAATAGTTGCAACTAACACATCACCAAAATTACTTAATGACCAAAGTCCAGGTTCTAGTGTAATTGTTCCAGCATCAACTGCATCACCCCATCCTCCCCAATCAGTTGCGTTAGTAACTATTTCACCACTTGAGTGGGCTTGACCATTTGATGTACCAGTAGTTGCGGTTCCAAAAGCTCCTCTAGTAATACCTGTTAAAGTGTTTGTACCTTTTCCAGTATAAGTAATTAATTCATTTTGAACTGCTATAGTTCCAGCTGTTGGAAAACCAGAGTTTGATGTAACATTAATTGTTGACCCTGTTCCACCAGTACCGTTAGTGTCCGCAAGTAAAGCACCGTTTAAAGTTGTTGTAACAGAACCTTGAACCGTTCCACCATATTGACCGATACCCCAACCATAACCATAAGATTGTGCGGCGGGACCAACAGGCTCATAAGGAATTATATCACATGCTCCACCAGTAGCGGCACCAGTTGTAGTTTGTGTACCAGTAATGATTGCAATTAAATTTGATGTAACTCTTGTTACTTGAAATAGTTTATCTTCAAACGCAGCATCAGTTAAACCAATACCCGCAGGTACAGTTACATTATCTAATAAAATAATATCACCTGACTGTAAGTTATGTGCTGAAGAAAATGTTAAAGAAACTTGTTGTGATGCATCGGTAGCAGACATTGTAACACTACCAATTGTAGCTTTAATTGGTGTTACATCATGTAATTGTCCTTCAAAGTAAATAAGTAAAAACTTATCTGTTCCTATTGCAACGTATCTATTACCTTCTTTATCTACAAATGCGTGTTGTTTTCTAGCAACACCAACAATAGATTCGTTAAGTAATGATTGCCATCCTCCTACTTTTTCTGGAAGGCCATATCTAAATCTTACGTTATCAGAATCAACCCAACGGCCTTCGGCCCCAACAGCAGTGTCTTGCTTGTCTATACCAGGAGCAAACTTAATTTTCGTAAGCATCCTTTACTCCTATGATGTACTGTTAGTTTTTATTTGCCAGCCTTTTGTAGCAGTAGTAAATATTAAAGTTACACATTGATTGTTTGCAGTCAAATCTAAATCAGATGTACCACCTTGAATATTTGATCCGTTTCTACCTACAATACATTTGTTTGTTGCAAAACCATTTGATGCCGACACATCCATTATAGTTACTTCATCACCTGTTGCAGGTGTTGCTGGCAGTGTTATTGTTACTTGGTTAGCAACTGTATCCACTCCAATTTGATCTCCAGCTACTGCTGTATATGAAGTTTTGCTAGCTGCAGTTACTGTTGTAAATCCTTTTTCCATCATTGATAGTGTAGTAGCAGGAACGCTACCTCTAGAATAAACTAAAACTTTTGCACCTTCTGGAAGAGGCACTTGTGTGCTTGCACTTTGACCAGTAGTTAATAATGTTACTGTAAAACTATCACCGGCACCACCTCTAGTAGTTGCATCTTCTACAAAAAATACTCTGTTTGCATTTCCACCTGTTGTAGATGCAGGCATTGCTAAACTAGCATTACCAGATAAAGTACCAGTAAGTTTAATGTAAAGGTTTTTACCATTCGCGGTCGCCGATCCGTCGGCCAAACTTAATGTAGTAGTACCAGAGCTTAAAGTTACTTCTACGTAACCTGAAGATGCTGTTTGTAATAATTGTAAATTAGTATTAGTAATTGTTCCCCATAGACCAGCCTTTTCACCTGTAGTGACTAGTTCTAATGATAAATCTGTTGAAAATGTTGATGCCATAATTTTAGTAAGGTTTGATTGGTGTCCAAACCATGTTTGCTCCTGGTATTATATCGTTCCACGTTATAACCCCTGGTTCGTTTGTGTTTAATGTTAAACTTGCACCAGTAGGTAGTACATTTGCAGTACCTGTTACTGTAACATTTCCTGTTGCTAACGTCAATGCGTTTCCAGTTGTAATTGCAGTAGCTCCTGCGCTAACTACAAAAGTTCCTAAACCTAATGATACTTGAGATCCTGTAAGAGGACCAACATTAGCTGTACCAGTAATACTTAAAGTACCTGTACCTAATGTAACTTGATTTCCAGTTAAATTTTCTACGACTGAATCTGCAATAATACCTATACTACCAATTGTAATAGTTAATTGGTTTTTAAGTACATTTACATTTACATTATTATCTAATCCTGTTGCTGCAAATGGTAATGCTGATATTGCGTCAAATCCTAAACTCATAAGTAATCTCTAAAGACTGATATTACTACCAGTCTTTAGTTTTTGATGTAAGTTCTGGTGCTTTTTGACTAGCAATTTGTGCATCAAGATTTGATTTCATATCTTCTTCCGTTGTATCAGACATTTCTAATACGCAGGCAGTTGCACCTTCTTTAGTCATAGCATCAAAATCCATGCCATCTGAACCCGCACAAGATCCATACATAGATGCAGAATTTTCTCCATCAACTGCTGTATATCTCCAGTGAATGTTCTTCACTTTATTTTCAGAGTCCGTCTCAAATGAGGGGAAGCTCCATGTGTATGTTGTTGCCATATTATTTTCTCCTTATTATGGTTGGTTTTTTAGAGCAGTTACTTCTGCTTCTAAACTTTCAATTCTAGTCATAGCTTCTTGTAAAGCCTTAACTGATTTCATGTATAAAACAGAATACTTAACAGTTTTATATCCTTTTTCTTTTACATCACCGATATTTTTACCTTCTGGTAAAACATCATTTCCAGTATAAATTTCATCTTCATTTTGTTCTACAAGACCATTCATTCCTGATGCTTCAAGATCTTGTGCAATAACTCCTAAATGAGTTTGGTTTGGTTGTGATTTAAGATTATAATTTTTAATTTGTAATGCTTTAATATCATTCCATTGAGAATTAGCATCAATTTCATTTTCTTTTAATTCTCTATCAGATATTGCACCATAAACATTATTTGTGTTTGCTGCATTACCATTACCTAATGTTCTAAATTCTCCAGATGAACCAAAAGTTCTAAATACTGATGAACCAGAAGTATTACGACAAAATATATGGTAACTTCCATTAGATATTTGAGCTCCATTATCTCCTCCACTTGGCTCTGATGTATTAGAAACAAGTATAGTTCCACCATCAGTGATACGCATACGTTCATTATTATCAGTTCTAAAAGCCATCACATTACTAGATGGTTGATGAATAGTTGCACCAGAAGGTGGCGAAGTTGTATTGTTTACAAAATGTAATCCATTGGCTGCAATGTGACCATTAACATCAAGTTTTTGTGTTGCTATTGCATCTCCAATACTAACATTACCAGAAGTATCAGCACTTATAATAGTACTACCACCAGTAAAGTCTCTTAATTGAAATTTATCGCTATCAGAATTATCTATTCTGAAACCCCACTCTCTAGTTGGACTAGCTTGTGTGTTACCTACAGAAAGAGTTAAAAGTGGATCAGATGAGCCTGTTTCATGTATTTGAACATCTCCATTTTCAATAGATAATTTTTCTTGAGGCGATGTAGTTCCGATACCAACATTACCAGAGCTGTTGATACGCATTCTTTCTGATAATGAACCACCCGATGCTGTTGAAAAACTTAATTGAGCTGCATTTGTAGATGAACCACTATTATCTACTATTAACCCTAATGCTGCACCAGGTTTATCTGTGCCTGTTGTATTTTGAGATATTTCAAGAGCATTTCTACCACTACTAGTTATTGGTACATGAATTTTTAATGGTGTGTCAGTACTTGAAGGTGCGTCTGTAGTTCCTACTAAAAGTTGACCATCAGTATTAATACGAGCTGCTTCGCTACTTCCAGTTTTAAATTTTAAAGGACCATCACCACTAAATACTTGTCCTGAACTTCCATCTGTACTTAATTGTAAATATGAACTTTGACTATCTCTTGTAATTTTAATAACTGCACCAGCACTATCATTTACATCAAGTGTATTAGCAGGAGATGAAGTTCCGATACCAACTCTTCCAGTATCATCTATTCTTAAAGCCTCAACACTTGCACCACTTTTTAAAACTAAATCTCCACCACCATTAGATGTTCCTACTCTTAATTCATTTGCACTATCGTTAAATTGAACTAAGGCATTTAAATTATCAGATGTGTCGCCTAAAAATATATTGGCATTACTACTTCCATCTGTAATTATAGACATTCCAACATTACCAGATGCTTTTTTAATAACTAAACTGTCAGCATTTGCACCTGCATCTGTACCTGGAGCAGTTGAACCAATCCCAACTCTTTCTGAACTATCTATAGTTATAGCAACCGATGTTGCATTGTCATCGATCCCCGCTGAAGTAAAACCAGTAACTGAACCTGCAATAGCTAATGTAGCTCCACTAGGTATAGTAAAGGTGTCACCGCTATCACCTAATGTAATAGCAGTGCCTGATCTTGGACTAATTTTATTTACTTTTAGTTCACTCATTTAGATTCAGTCTTAACCTCTTCTTCCTTCATTTCTTCAGGTAAATGTTCTTTTAATATATCTAAGTAATGTTTTAACAAGATATCGTTATGGCTAAATTTAACCTTTAACTGATTTTGATCTTGGTTTATTACTTGTATATTATTCAACGCAACTTTACCTTCATCAGAAAGTTTAGTTTCATCATACTTTTTGTCGTCTATAGTTATCATGTGTTCTCCTTAAAATTACTATATATTATCTTGTGTCAATTTAAAAGCTTCGTAAGCATCTTTAACATCTTGTGTCCAGACTGCGTTACATACTGCTTGAACCTCTGAGTGTTCATTAGATATATCTGCGTCTGGCATCAAAGCATGTCTATGATACTTTCTTGATAATTCTTCGCCATCTTCCATAACTACAGTATCTGTTCTTACTTGAACAAATTTGTGTTTTCCGACCACTTCGATTTTACCAATCTGTGTCTCTTTAGTTATTGCCATGTGTTGTCTCCTGTGTTGTTAAGTTGATAAATAAGCTGCTGTTATTCCGAAATAACTATTATTAGCAAAATCGGTATTAGTTAATGCTTGATTAGTTCCATTACCATTTGATGCTGTATGTCCAAATAAATTTAAAAGTTGTGAAGAACGATTTACAGTTACTCCTGCTTGAACTAAAGAAGAAGCCATATTATGCCAAACCAAAGGAGCAGTACCAACTCCACTCCAACTGTTTGTAAGTGTTGCTATTGTAAATGGTATTCCAGATATAGTTGCAGCACCAGTTGATGAACCTTTATTTGAAAATTCAATAAATATTTGTAAAGTTACAAGATTTCCAATTTTAGTATATGCACCAACTTGTGTAGCAGATATTCCTGTAGTTCCACCACCAAACTTAATAATTGGTGTCCAAGTTCCTTCTTCGTAATCTGTTAATTTGTTTGCTGTGCCTGTGCCACCAAGAAATACACCACTAGATAAATATAAATCTTTATATCTTGCACCAGATGAACCTAAATCAATAGCATTATCTCTAGCAGCACCAGCTGTTGTAGCTGGAATTATTGCATCAGAACCACCAGAAAATTTTAATCCCGTGTCACCACTAGTAATAAATAAACTATCTCCACCTTCTGAACCAAGAATACCAACTGCTGTATCATCTTTTCTAAATTCTAATATTGTTCCATCAGATGATTTTCTATTTAAATATAATGGTGGATTATTTGATACTGTATGTGAAGCAAAACTATCTGTAAAAGCATGACCATCATCAGCTATTGTATTACTTGTTTTAGAAATAAATAAACTTCCATTTGCATCAAGTCTAGCTTTCTCTGAACCATCAACACTAAATGTTATATTTGTTCCAGATAAAGTATTATTGTTATCTGCTTTTAATTGTAACCAACCTGCATTACCATCTATTTGTGCAACAGCATTACTATCGCCAGTATCAACTGTTGATATTACTGGACTTGCTGAACGAATGTCTAAAATAGTTGATGGCGATGAAGTTCCGATACCAACATTACCAGATTGAGTAATGAGTAATCTTGTACTTGCATTAGATTGAGCATCATTTTGACTTTGAAGTTGTAAGTTACCACCATCTACTCTAAATTGAAAATTCTCATTTGCATTACCATTTGTTTCTTTTAAAAACATTGTTGGTCTTTCACCTTCAAGACAAAGCTGAGTATGGTCAGTATTAAAAACATGTAATTTATTTATTGGTGCTGTAGTTCCAATTCCAAAATTTCCAGACGAATTAAGTCTAGCTAACTCTCCACTTGAATTTGTAAATCTATAATCGTTTCTAAATTTTAAAACTGCATCTCCAGTAGCATCTTTTAAAGATAATCTGCCTTCAGTTTGATTTGTTTCAATTCTTGCAATGTCATTTCCTGAAGAAAAAACATGAAGCGGTTGAGATGGAGATGTAATTCCGATACCAACTTTTTCTGCACTATCAATAGTTATAGCAACTGATGTAGCATTATCATCTATTCCAGCAGAAGTAAAACCAGATACTGTAGCACCAGCAGGTACAGTAATAGTATCACCAGATGCACCAATTGTAATTACATTACCTGATTCGTTGATAATGTTATTACCATCTGTGTCCTGTATTGTGTTTACTTTAATTATTGATGACATTATGCGTTCTCCAATTGTGTTATTCTAGCTTCTAATTCTTGAATTGTTTTGACCAGTAAAGGTACTAATTTAGATTGGTCGATACCTTGATAAACAGGATTACCATCTGCATCTACTGCATCTTTAGTTCCAGTAATTGCTTCTGGT